TTTTGTATACCAACAGCTGGTTTAACTTCATCTGCGGGAACAACACTTGATTCTACATTAAAGGCATCATCTAAATTGGTCATCTTCATGTAATTACACCAGTAAATCCAAAATCATCTCCCATTTCTATAAGATTAGTATCTTCAGTTCCAGTATAATCAATACCTTTAACTGGAGTTCCTCTTACATGTGCAGCTGCAGTTGTCTTATCCTGACCTCTCTTAACGGTAAGTTTATTACCAGTAATCTTAGAAACATATAATTCTTCACCATCAATTTCAACATATTTCTTGACGGTAATTGCAGTTCCATCATTAACATTTATTTCTGTTGCATCTATTGCAATATCTTCAGCAAGATTGGTAACAACATCACCAGTGTAATCTTTAATTGCTCTTGGTGTAACTTTATAAGTAACATCTCTTTCTGTGCTCTTAGCACCACCAGCAAGATAACGAACAGAAACAGACTTGACAATATCCTTCGTAGCAGAAGAAACAGGGCCAAATAGATATGTCTTTGCAGTAAATCTCATTGTATAAAGTAAAACTCTACGAGATGTATAATCACCTTCATAATCATCTTGCATAGTTACATTTTCTAATATAATAGGAACATCTTTCTTCTCATTTATTGATGAAAGAAGATTGATAGTTAAATTATATTGTGGTTGAAAATAAGGTAAAATTTGTTCTACAAGTTGAAGAGCATCATCATTCAACTTACACATAATACCCAATTCAAATTGCATATTATATGGAACTGGGGTATATACTTTCTTTGTATCTGTTCCTGAATCTGGATCTTTTACTGTTATCTGTTGAGTAGTGCTAACTTTTCTAGAAGGATCATATGTAAGACCAGTAAATTCAAATGACATTCTCGGTAATGAAATTTGAGTTGCTTGACTTAATTCTGGTGCTTGCTCTAATCTTGCTAAAAACTTTTGAATTGGGCCATATGCCAAGGGAACTTTTACAACAGAACCCTCCTGTTTAACGGTAAGATTGTTAAACAGAGTACCAAAACCAATAATGGTTTTTCTAAAGATTTCGTTATAAAAATATTCAAACATAATTATAGACCTGATATTTTATTTATGGTACACCAAATGGGTTCTGTTCACTGAAGTCTAAAATATCATCTGCTTCAGATTGGAAGTCATCATTTTCCCCATATCCATCATCAAAATTGCTTGTATCAACTAATCGTATCATATGAGTTGCACCTGAAGATGCTCCAGTAATTGTTTCACTAGTTAAGAATGTTCCAGTAATGTTATATATCTCAATTTCATTTGCAGTAGCATCCCATGTTCTTACTCGTGCAGTAGCTCCACTTGTTCCTCCAGTAATTGTCTCATTAAAGGAGTAATTACCAGAACCTGTGCTTCCTGGAGAAGCAATTGTAATTGTTGGTGCAATTGTATAACCAGCACCAGCATTTGTTATATGGATGGCAGATATTGCTCCAGCAGAACTTAGAATCGCTGTAGCAGCAGCACCAGTTGTAGATATGCCATTTTGTGCAGCAAATGTAATAGTTGGTGTTGTAGTGTATCCTGAACCACCAGCAGTAATAGTAACAATACCAATTACACCATTTTCCATCTTGGAAGTGGCTGCAGCACCTACACCATCACCAAATACTTCAATTTGAGGATTGCTAGTATATCCATAACCTGGATTTACAATATCAATACTCTGAACTACTTTCTTAGCTTTATCATCAATAGCACCAGAACAAACAGTAATATCACCAAGTAATTTTGCTGATGCAATACCAGTCATACCACCAGCTGGTGCAGAAGATATTGCTACTCTTGGTGCATATGTATAACTATTTCCTCTATTTGAAAGACTAATATATTGAATACCTCCATTGATAATACCAGTTTCAGCAGTTGCCTGAACTGCAGTTCCAACTAGAGTTAACTTCTGAGTTCCACTAGCACCAATAAGAACATCTTCACCATCTGCACCTGGAATAGCCTCTAGAGTATCATCAATTTCATCAACACCAGTATCAATAACTTCATCTTCGTAACGGAAGAGCTCACAACGTAATTCATAAACATAAGTATTTTTAAGTTGATAGAATGGTTTTTCGTGCTCTACATATTTAATTTCAAATATACGATCTCCTAAAGGAAAATATATTAAATCACCTTCTTTAGGTCTTGTAGATAATTTTATATTATCCTCATTCTTCATTAAAGGTGAAATATATGTTTCATATCTTTCTTTAGAAATGATCAAAGTTACTTCATTAGTTGCTGTAATACCAAACTTAGACAACATTGTTGGATTATCTCCATATCCATCAAAATTATCAATATATGCTTCTATTGGATATGCATCATCAAACCTAGATGAAGTCACTTCCTTCATTATAGTTTTTTCATCCACATATTTTCTAGGCATATAATGAATATCAATACCGTACATTCTCAACTGCTCGTTAATCAAAGATTGAACGAGACTTTGTTCGCTAGATGAACCTTGCTGAAAAAACGGGTTAAGTGCCATATTCTTAACCTATCATATCTAATGGTGGAAGCTCATACATATTAGACATTTGTTCTCTAATGACTTCTAAATCTTTTTGAGCATCATCATAGATTTGTCTTCCATTCAATTCTATACCACCAGGTAATTTAACTCCTGCAAATTTAATTAAATTTTGACCCCATTGCCTTTTAACAAGAGCAGTTGTATATCTTTTTAAGAATGAATCATTCCATACTCTTCCATAATCACTTGGATTTAATATTCTATAGCAATCCATAATAATATAATCACCAGATGCGACATTTCCCCAATCAACATCTATATACAATCTATCTTGTCTTTGATTAAATCTAATCTGCTTTTGAGTTGTTAATAGGAAATTAATATCTTCAAGATATGTCTTAGTCATTGCATAACTTAATATTTCCGTCTGACCCCAATAATAAATATCATTTAAAAATAATTGATACTTAACACTAAACATATTATTAGTGATACTATTAGATCCATCATAATGGAATATTTTACTTACACCAATGACCTCTGGTGGAACCTGTAGAAAATTACTATTCTCTTCCCAATCAAATTCTACAGTTGACCCATCAATTGTTGCTTCAGCTGTAGTTGTTGTTATTCCTATATTACCACTATTACCACCTCTAGCTCTTCCTCTTTTTACATCATTATCAGTCAACTTATATTTTAGAAATGATGGATAAACACCATCAAAATGCCTTTCTTGAAAGAACTGAATAGCGTCATCAAGAATATCTTCTATTTGTTCATCAGCAACATTAATTTCTAGTACAGGAGCTCCTAACTGCCTTTTACAGTAATCAATAAGTTCTGTTCGGGATGATGGTTGAGCCATTTACACATTACCTCTATTGATATTTAGGGTGCGGAAGAAATGCCACCTCTAACCAAAATAGTTCCATCAGCAATTCTATAGACTGTAGCACCTGAACTTACTAAAACATCATATACATATTTTCCTTCTTTTAAAGTTCTTGTTGAAGTTGATCCTAAAGAAACGGTGACATTTCCTTTCGTAGAACCAGTAGTAGTATCAACACCAACTACAAAAGTAGCATCAGCAGTAGTACCAGACCCTACAGATACACTTTTTATCATCTGAGAAGATCCAGACCAACCAGTTGTTGTGGCAATACCAACTGAATTTGTTGTAGAAAAGTTATAACCAGTATTTGAAGTATCTACAACTTCAAATATTGTTTTAAAATCTGCTCCTGTATTAAGTATCAAATTAGCACTAAATGCTACTCCAGAATCAGGATCAAAAGTAATTTTTTTAGTTGCCATTGACCAGTTCCTTTAGTAGAGATTTAATTTCACCAATTTCATTCTTTAAATTAGCAAGATCCTCTTCAACAGTCAGTGCCTTTTCTTTAGCAACTTGTCTTGCTTTTTTGCCAGTCATATACCGTTGATATGAATCTTCATCATTATCAATAATTTGACCAGTTCTAGAATCTTTAATAAGATTAGAATGTTCTTTTACTTTGATTAAACTCATATTATGCTAAAGTGAGAACTCTTAAATCAGAAACTCTAGGAACATAAGTTTGACTATTTGAGGTCAGAACAAACTTAATTCTATAATGTTTGAAAACTGGTAAAGTATCTGCTGTAAAAGTATATTCTTTATAGAGTAACTGATTTGCTTTAAATCCACTTGGATCACTAAATGGAACTTTCGAATCAGATCTTCCATCACTTTCAGCTAAACTAATTACTTTACCATTATTATCTAAATTTTTGTATCCAGGGAATGGAACAAATATTGGATCAAAATTAGCAGTATTACTAATTGCATAGAATGCTCTAATATCAGTGAAACTATTCTGATGACCATTCAAAATAATTTTAATTGAACTAGCAGAATTGGATAATCCCATTTCTTTAGAGACATATTGGCAAGCATGTGGATCTTCAAATAAATCATTAACTCTACCATCAGTCTTATAGTTCTTAATTGGATTATCAACTCTATTAGAAACAAATATAGCACTCATTCTCTCCAGATCAATTACAGGAGTTATATGTGAATCAATTGTTTCTAATGTAAGTGTCATACCAAACGATCTATCACCTGCAAAATTTTTAATTGTAGTACTATTTGTTTCATTAATCCTAGATGCAATCATTCTAGGAGAATCTAGATAATTACTCTTATTCAAAGCAATTGCTTGATATCCTTGATCTAAGAATGGTATATCAGTACCTTGACCCATACCATCACCAAGGTTAGATGCCGAAACTGTTCTCATAACTCCAGTTACATTAGTTCCAGGAACTGTTGTATTCTGAATTTGAGGAGAAATAATCTGGAATGGTATGTTCTGCGTTGCATGGATATCATACCCACCAGTAGATTTACTTTCATTAAAATGCAATACTGGGAAACTACCACTAGTCGCAGAACTTCTATCAATTGCATATACAGGATTAGCACCCGATGTATTACCAGTTTGATCCAGTTTAAGAGTATAAGAATCAAAAGTAATTGGATTCGGATCTCTATCTGTAACTTCGCTCATTAAATGAGTTTTATTAATACGTGCTAATGATACACCACCAACTTCATACTTAACCACTGGAGCACCTTTAAGATAATTATTTCTATCAGTTCCTCTTGTTATACCACTAATAGAACCACTACCAGCACCAGTATATTTAATAATTTCATTACCAATTTTCAATAATCCAGGATTAGTTGCACCAACACCAATTCCTTCAAATGTTTCAAAATCACTACTACTTTCAACTGAAATAGATCCACTTGAATTTGTATTATATGGTATAGATAATCTAGTTGCTGTTACATCTGATGCAACATCACTAAGGGTTACTCTATTTTGTTCATGATGCATACCATGATTTCGATGATCAAGACTCATATGTAATCCATCATCTACGGTATTAATACTTTGAGCATAACAACTTCCAAGGCCACCATATCCTTTAGTATTCAATGTTGTGGTTAATCCAGATACTGGATGAGTATATGTAAGTAACCCATTAAGTGCAAAAGTACCTTGAACATTATCCAGAATTAATTCATCGGTTTTACCAAGACCAACAATAGAAAGTCTAGCATTTCTACCAGCAACTCCATTTCCAATTGTTGATATACCTAAAATATCACCTACTTGATATCCACTACTAGAACTAGTTACTGTTGCAGATGTTACAGCTCCATCAGTAATAGCAACAGTTGCAGTCAAAGATTCACCATTACCTGTTATATTTGTCAGGCCAACACCAGTAAATGAGTAAGATCCAGATGCAGGAGTATATCCCAAACCAGCATTAACAATACCTAATGCACCTGTTGCTTGACCAGCATTACTGATATAATTACCAGTTGCATTAGATGCTGCACCATAGGTATGAGTTCCATCAGAGACTGCTCCTTGCTGAACCACATTACCAAAAGTAAGAGCAGTATCTGCTAATGATGTTCCTATACCAACTCTAATCTGTCTAGAATTAATATTTAAAGAATTTGGTTGCAATCTAGCAACTTGACCATTACCTTCAGTAAGAATTGGATTGTAAATCTCCAACGTTCCACTACTTTCAAAATCAGCACGATATATTTTAAACTTAAGATCTTCCCACTGACTTGGTTCCCATGTTGATGCGTTTTGAGATTTAAATAATGATCCCAAATACGGCTGCTGAGAAATAAATTCATCAGTCAATATATCAGATTCTCCAATCCTAGAAATAAAGACACTATATTTGGTTGACCATGATGCTAAAGCAATAGAATACTCAGTTCCTGATCCTTCCAAATAAACAGGTGCCTTGAATTTGATATTAGTTGCAACACTTCCATCTGCAGATAGATTAATTTTCTCTGGAGGTACAACAATCTCCGAGAATGGTAATATCTTTTGCGTCGGGAATCCTCCCTTCATCGTTCTAATTTGGAATGTCATTGGAATATCCATGTCATCCTTTGTTTTGAAATAGATATCACAACTAGTAATGAATACTCCACCTTTCTCAGTAACTTGGAAAGATTGTGCTAAAGGATCGTACCAAACAGCCTCAGTGTTAGAATCTGTAATTTCTGTATTGGCATGACTATCAATAACAGCAGAACCACTAAATTCTCTAGCAGGTTTCTCTTCATTGTGATGTTTGGTTTCAAGTGATGCATTTCTAGTAGAAATAATACTTTCTTGAACCGTTTCAAGAGTTCCTGTAGCACTATAATTGGCATCACCAAAAGTATCTGAATTATCTTTATCATTAGTATTATTATCAATAAGAGTTAAACTCTTTACACCAGTTTCAAATTTAGGATGATTTCCAGTATTTGGATTTGGTATATAGAAACTTCCTATCAAATTAGCACCAAGATCAGAAATTAATCTCATATTACTAATTTTTGCTTGAGCATTACTTGATTGACCTCTTAATGTCATTCCAGAATGAGCATATCCAAACCAATCACCTTGAGGTTGATCTGCTAAAGATTTACAGTCAACATTTAATATTGTAGTTGTTGCTGAATACACTGATGGCATCTTAGTGGAATCTCCACTTGCAGATGCAACCTGAACAACTCCTGGAGTTCCCAAGAAAGTTTCAAGACCTGTAGCACCAACTTGAGAAATGTATGGATTCTTATTAAAGAAATCTGTAGGAGCATTATATGGGCCATCTCTATGATTTGCCTGTGCTACTCTAAATTTAATAAATGGTTGATCAGTTCCTTCTGGTTGTATACCAACTCCAGGCATAGTACCAATAACAGTTTCACCTACTTGGAATGTTCCAGATTCCATAGTAATTTCCATTAATTTTGGAGTGCAATAGTTGGTTACATTAACACCATCAAAGAAAGCAAACATTTGAGTTAATGGTTTGCACTTAGTAACATCAAATTTAATATTTCTAGAACGCATTATTGTAACAACATCCCTACTTACAACTTTATCACCTAGAGACTCGTTATCCCATTGCTCAGTAACGATTTTTCTAACACCACTTCGTTTAGATGTTCCTGTCTTCCAAGTATCACGAACAGTATCAGTTTCAGTAGTTGTCCAAGTGGTTGTAGTATATTCACTTAAATTTGGACCATCACCACCATTAATCCAACCTGCCTTAATAATCTCTTCAGTAGTAGCTTGTATAGAGCTTGACCTGGATTCAGTGCGATCTTGGAAATCTGTTCCTGTCCAAGTTGTTTCCCATGAATTCCAATGAATTGGACTCAAACCAGTTTGTGGATCAACACCCCACTCAGCTTGAGCTTGTGCCATAACTCCAGCAAAATTACCTTCAGTCTTAATAATCTTTGCTTCTATCCTTGCGGTATCAACCCAAGTATCGGATGTTGGAGAAATTTCAAGACTTGCTTGCCAGAAACTTACTAAGAATGGAGTAACACTCTCTGTTCTAGTAGCAAATTGTTGACTTAACCACTCAACTTCTTCATAATCAAGAGTAACAATATCAGATTGTTTTCTAATATTACTTCCTTCTGCCGCAGAAAATGCCACATCAGTTGTAGCATCAACATTATCAACAGGCCCAACCATCAAATCAATAGAAGTAGTATAATGTTGTGGTCTTACTTCTTTATGATTTGGGTCTACACTATTTTTAATTGGAACAGAAGTTTCTTGTGGATCAAGACTTGTAAAATTATCGACAAAGAATCCAGATTTATATTGATTCATACCATCAGAATCTGGAACAAACATATTTGCTGTTTCTGATTCAAGCAAAGATAGTGATGTATAATATTCAAGATTCTTGATTCTATCTTCAAGATCTTTAATATCTTTCATCCTATATCTCTTATGCTTTAAGAATTTAAGATTTGCATTTTTAACATTAAACAAATATGGTTTTAAGTCACAACTTGCAACTTCAATAGCATCATCGATTGCAATCGGAACCTCGGCTTTTTCTGATGGATCACCATATTGAACTTGGAATCTACCAGTTTTATCTAAGAAAATCCTATCTATTCTACCAACATAATGTTTAAAATTAGTAATAATACTTTCATCAGATGCTAAAATATTAGCAGCAGAATTTCCTTCTCCAGTAAAACTTCTTCCGAAGAATTCAAATGGAGATCTTGAATTTTCAGTAACTGAATAATTAGACACTTTTGGTCTAATGTCAATCATATCAGTAACTCTTTCACCATCAAGATATGGAATATCATTACTATAATCCCAAGTATCATAAGAATTCTTTGTAGTAATATCTCCTTCGTCAGTGGATTCATAATATCCATTAGCAAAGTATACCTTTAAACTCTTTGTTGGTGGTCTAGCATTATCCTTTCTTGTGATAAATGAATAATCATAGAAAGTAGGTCTCTGACCAGTAGTAAATTTATAATTTGACGAAATATTTCTACTTGTATTATCTAAAGTTCTAATTATTCCTTGAACACTAGATTCTTTAAAGTTAACTATTTCACCTTCTGTAAATGGTGTTGTATTTTTTAAAATAAATGAAATTTTAGTATCGGTTTTATATTCTGCAACAATTGCTCTAGCACCACTATCAGCACCAACAATCATTTCACCAATAATTACATCTTCCGTTTTTGCACTAGGGCCATTCAATGCTGTCAACACCATTGTTGGTGCTGATGGAATAGCTGCATTATTTGATTCAAAAACAGCATGTATTGCACAAACATCACCATAATTCAAAGATATAAATTTATCCTGAACTCTAGTTCCTAAAGGATAGGAACCATACACTAAACCATCATTTAAAGATGTGGATCCAGTTCCTGATTGTGGCGTATTTGATGCAGTAACAGTAATAGCATTTACTCTATTTTTTCTCTTAATCTTCGCAGCTGGTTTTGCTTTAGTTTGAGTTGTTATTAAAGTGCAACCAGATTGTGCTGCTCCCAAAGATTGAATCTGTAAAACAGTATTACCAGAACTAAACTGGAACATGTTGTCAGTAAGTGCTATTGTATTACCATCAGCACCAACTAAAGCATACCTTTCCTCATCAAATGGTAAAAATGTTTTATTATCTGTAAGAGTTATAGGGCTTGATAGTTGACCACTTCCAGTATTACCATTAAGAGTAATGTTAACACTATATTCTTTTCTAATCGTTAAAGTAGCATCTGTAAGATCAACATCAGCAATAAATGACTTTGGCATTAATGTATATAATGCTGTTTCTTCTGATGTTTCAAGTGGAGTTTGAACAAGTTTTAGATTTGAAACATCTAAATTAGTTCCAGCAGTTCCTTTATATAATGCACCTTCAACAACTCCTGTAACAGTAGCAATACCAGTTACAATAACTTGACTATGACCAGTATGAATACTAGTAACACCAACATAAGATTGTTCATTATTACCCAATCCACCAAATGATAAAATATTACCTATTTTTAAATTTCCAGGAAATAATGGATCTTCACTTGTTATAGTACTAATTGAAACTGCACCACTTCCAGTAGAAGAAGTCATTCTTGCTGAACCATAAGTATAATAAGGTTCCTGTTTTACATTAGCAGCAAAACTTCCTATACCTTCAACAGCTGTATCACCCAATTCTGGACCACTATAAAGTTGCTTAACATCTTCCATTCCATAAGAAGTTACTGCAGTGGCAATTCTATTTAAAGTAAGTGGTTTACCTTCAGCATTTGTTGCAGCAGTTTCAAATATAATTGGTTCTTGAACTAAAAATTCTCCTTTTTTCTCATAAACAACCATTGAAGTGCTATTACTAACAGCAGTCATTACATATCCAGTAGCACCACTATATTTTCCCTTCACATAAGCTGGAATACTAATATTTGAAGCTTCATTTAAAGTAATATGCGAAGTAAGTTGAACATCATAAAGAGAAATATCCCACTCATTTGTATCACCATTCGATGTTGAATAAGAACCTGATTCTAATACGTGATCATAAACCCTAGCAACACCAATCTCTTTACCAGCCATTTTAAATGGAGATACCTGAGACCCCATTGTATCTCTTAAACTGACAATATAAGTATTACCTATTCCAATTACAGGATGACCTTTAACCTTATTAAGTCTTAAACTTTTTCCAGTTTTATATGCAACACCTTGAGATTCTAATAATTTAGTTGTTCTTGGTTTAGGGGCATTTAAAAAAGTTGGAGAAATCGTCTCAATTTCATATCCTTTAACAAATGCTTTACCAGGCCCAACTTGATATACAGCAAGATCATCAGATGCTAAAGCTCCACCTTCAGTATATGTTCCCTCTTCATATATACCACCATTTCCAAGACCATTATTTAATGAATTCTTTAAACTAACATCAAAAGGTTTGATAGTATAATCGCCAGATTCTGCATATGTTCTACGAGCTAATTCATCAGCTATAAAATTGTAACTTGTATTTTGCTTTTGAGATTTTAATTTTCCATTTTGAATAACTGCTAATTCAACGAAATTAGAATCATTAAAATCATCTAATGGTTTAGCATATAAGGTAGCTGTGATCTTAAGGCGATCTGCACCTGGAGCAGCATAATTGTTAAATCCTTTTGAGTTATCAGCAAGTGATGGATCTTCATCAGCATTAATAATATCTTCTTCAATTCTTAAACCAATTCTTGCACTAGGTTTATTGTCATACTGATCCAATATAATTGTTTCATCTTCAACATTAACAAAATTACCTCTTATAAAATAAACACCATTTGAAATTGAAAATGATGACGCAGTAGAAGTCGCATTATTTGCTACACAAGAAGCAAAAGATTCTCCAGAAGGAATAAATGCATTATTCTGTTCTCCTGAAACAATATCACTATCAGCAGTTAAAAGTTCACCATCATCAAAAACTTTAATAGCACTATCTTCAACACCAGAAGACATGTATGAAACGTAAATGGTAAGATTACCTCTCTCAGATGATTCTGATTCAAGAACCTTATCAATAATTGCAGTTACACCAGTTGTCAATCCAATTATTTTTCTACCTACTAATTGATCAATATAATAATTGACTGGAACTCCTAAATGTGTATTATTTAATTCAACAGCATAATAATTTGGAGCATATGCAGTATTTCCTGGAATTACCTTTGCACCTTCTTTAAAAAAGTGTTGACCAAACTTTTCTATCTGATTCTGAAGAATTGACTGCAGACCAGTTAATTCTCTAGCTTGAACAGGATAACCTGGTTTAAAGAGAACTTTATGATAACCTTGTTTTGGATCAAAATCATCAAAATAAGGTGATACGTTTAAATTAGTTTGCTGGGCCATAGTATCTTAGAACTGTAATATGATCTTGATATCTTCTTTTTGATTAGAAGAACGTGTAATAGCTGGTCGTTGGTCAACATAAATCATACTTCCAGAATATTTTTTAATTTCTGGGTTTGCCACTCCTTTAGTGAATGACTGACCAAGGTAATATGTTCTATTATTTATTGATGTAGATAGACCTGTAAATGTTGTGCTAATTGATAGATTGGAACTACCACCAACAATTATCCTATTACCACCAACAACGGGGTCAGAAGTAAATCTATTTGTGTTATATCCATATATGGCAGCTGTAGCACTTTGTGCTGTACCAACTGTAGTAAAACCAGCAATGGTTCTATCTTGCCAATATTTCAAAACACCTGTTGTTTGATCATAACTAACAACTCTACCAATAGCTGTTTGACCAGTTCCAATAGTTTGTTTAACTAAACTATCTTGAGTAAAGGTTACAGAACTATAACCAGTTCCTGCCAATCTTAATGCATAAGTAGCAGCTGCTTTATCTAAGTTAAGCAACTGAGTAGAGCCCCAAGCATAAGGATTTTCAATAATACCTATTCTAGCAAATTGGTTTCCTGTTATAAAGTCTGGGTTTTCTACATCATTTTCAATTCTTGCAAAAAGTAATGCATTAGTTGCACCCAATTCACGATAAACATCCTTACCATGACCTCCTGGTGGAGTAATAATTACATCAAGAGTTGGTGGACCAGTTGGAGTTGGTATTGATCCTGCATCCAAATCAACATTACCATAAGTATATCCATATCCTTCGTTTGATATAGTTACACTTTCAATCTGAGCATCATTATTAACAACAACAGTGCATTCTGCATCAAAACCATCACCTTTAATTGGAACTCTTGTATAAGTTTGGTTAGCAGTTCCTATACCAGTTCCTCTGTCTTTAACAACAACTATTTTAATACTACCATCAACAGCATTATTTCTAATAGAACTATCTTCATTACTAGTATCCCAATTTGCAGGAACTGGCATAAAATCAGTAGAATCAAATTTAATCAAATCTGCTGGTTTAATTGTATATAAGTATTTCCAAATATAACCATCTCCAGAAGTACCAGCGATTCTTGGTTCTAAATCAGTAAATGTTGGTTCATCCAGCGAAGGTTTTCCGTCAGGAGTTTCAGGTGTAGTTCCGTTCTGTAAGCAAATATAAACACGATAATCACTATTTACAACATAGAAATTTGCTGTATATAGTGTTGTTCCACCAGAGTTTGGAGGAGCATTGGATATACTATAATCATGCCTATAATAATCATATGTTGTACCAGAACTCCAAGTATTTTTCTTTACTATTTGCTTAACATCAGCTGGAGTTATTTTCTTAACAGCAATCATGTCATCCCAATAATTATTGGTGTCATTAAAACTGTCTACTGGAGCTGGTGGATTTTCATCCCAATCGGTGCGAATTCCTGTAGGATTAGGTAAACCCACAAAGGCATAGTAAGCGTTCGTGTCAGTAGAAACACCAGCCACGAAGTTCTTCGCATTCAATATTCTGATTTGATCAGTTATAATAGCGGACATTGAACCTAATTTACTACTTTTTTTATTATTTAGACAACATAATTTGTAGATTTCAAGGGGAACTTCCTCTTGACTTGTGGGCCAGTTTTAATTCCAGTAATACCATCGTTTGTATTGATACTATATGCTTGAACTTTCTGCCTATCTTTTAGTTGTAATCGACCCCAATTGTAATCACCATAGTATTCTTTATAAGTACCATCACCATAGTGTCCTTGACCTAGAGTAGAATATCCTACTTGATTTTGTAGACCATTCCAACCTAATACTCTACTAAAGACCCTTACAGCATCTGTTGCAACATCAGAACCAAATCCAATAGTAGATATTCCAACATGATGTGAAACTTCAAAGATATTATCCAGTGCAGTTGTTCCTACACCAACATAACTACCATCCATATTCAAAGATGTAACACCACTACCAAGGTTAGAATTACTTATTATAAAGTAATATCCAGTTTGAACTCCACTCTTACTAATTGGATCTGGAGTAGTAATTAACGAATCTCTTAATGGAGAAAGTGGTGGAATCCAGAAATCAAATACAACTGCAGTTCCTATACCAGTTCCACCTGCAAAAACAGTTCCTGCACCAACAGCTGCTCCATTTGCATCAGAAATATTTGAACATATACCAACACCAGTAAGAATACCAAAATCTCCTTGATATAGATCAATGCTATTTTCTTCTCTCACATATGTTGGGGGAGCAATTAATACTTGAGGAGGTCTTCCATGTGTATATGCATATCCAGCATTAACAAGAGTAATTGATGTAACAACACCAGCAGTAATTGATGCAGTTGCAGTTGAAATAGCAGTGGTTCCAATACCAGCAAGAGAAGAAGATGGAGTAACTCCATATCCTTGTCTACCATCCACAGGGGCCTGAATAGTGACCGTAGGAGCAGTCTCATATCCCCTACCACCCGTTGATATTGCTACAGATGTTAGATTACTCTCAGCACCAACAATTGCTGTTGCTGCAGCACCTGCAAGGTATTCGTAACTACTACTTGCATCAACTATCTGAATATCTTTCTGGAAATTTCTATCAACTGGGTTTTCATTCTCAGGGTCAAATTGTGGTTTACAATTATCAATCCAAATAGTAGTTGATCCCACACCAACAGATTGAATTAAATATGCTGTTGGGAATAGATTTGGTTCATATAAAGGACGATCCTTACGAACAATTCTACCATCAATCCACTTATCTTCAAGTTGTCTAGACCACTTAACTGGTCTTAATTCGGTAGTATCATCACCTAAACCAACACCATAATATGCGTTAGTATCAACTTGGTCGGACGATTTAACCTCAGAAACAGTTCTATCATCTTCTAAGAAATATCTGGTATTGTAATATGGATCAAATCCAACTTGTAAATCATCACCCATCTTAACAGTTTCTATAATATCTCTATCTTTTACGTCTTCACCACCAGTTCCTCTGTAGAAGAATAAGTTCATAACATCACCTGCATTAGGTGCTTCAGTTAATGTTATTGTTCCACCACCATTGAATGTAAATCCTTCTCCAGGAACCTGAAGAACATCATTAATCGTAAGAATGATAGTTTGATTTATAACAATATTTGAACCTGTTCTTCCTTGAATAGCATATGCTTCACCAGCCTTTGTAAGTGGGAATGCTTTTCTTGCTCCATCAAATAGATCTGAGAAGTCATCAAGTCTCTCTAATTCACCAACAGTCCACATATTGAATTCATCATGATGAACTCTCTCTAAAGTTAATCTAAATTCATTCTGAGGACCATCTCCATCCCAAGTCTTTGCTGTAGGAATTCCTACTGTTGATCCAGCACCAGCACGAAGATCATTTGGTATTGTTAAAACATGACCAGCACCATAACCAGATCCAGTATTTGTTATTTCAAAATCAATAATACTACCAGCAGCACCAACTACAACATTAGCCCTTGCTCCTGTTCCACCAACACCTGGAGAAGATGAATGATACCAAAGAGGGATATTTTCATATGGTAATGGTTTATCAATTATTGCATTGAATGTTGAAGCACCATATCCTAAATTATTTCCAACTGATATTGGGTTCTGAGTTCCAATACCTGGAATTGGATCAGTATATGTAATAGCAATACTTACAATACTACCATTAACAACTGATGCTGTTCCAATATATTGAATACTAGGTGTTCCTGTAGAAGATAATGCAACACCAACTTTAATTTCTGTTGCTATACCAACATATGCACTATCAAGAGCTGTGACAGCAGCACCAGTTTGAGAAATTGGGCCAGGGAATACTCTATAACCAGAACCAGTATTACCGATACTTATGTTAGTAATTACACCAACATTGTTAAAGGTTATTGTTGCACCAGCACCAACTAATGGTTGATAACTATTACCTTCAGTCGATCCAACAGAAACAATGATACCACCAACAGGAATAGTAGCATTATTTGGATCATATGTAACAGAAGCTGCCGTTCCAGTAAAGGTTATTGATGAAATGCCAGAAAATTCAGTTAAAGTATAATCATCAATTTCACCAGCACCTTGTAGAATACCGTTGATCATCACTATACCCAATTGAGTAGCAATACCAGTAACATTTTGTTTGTCAACCTTTAAGGTAAATGGACTGTCTACATTACCATCTCGACCATTAAACTGGTGAGAAATATCATCAAGAACATAATTTGTATTATAAGCATCAATACTTCCACCCTTAATACCAGAACGATTAAATATTCTTCCACTAAAACTTGAGGATGTTGTAATACCAACCCAATCTCTTTCGCTAGGTCTTGAGGTAGAATTACCAACAGTAGGTTCTCCACCAAAAGGAGCCACTGAGAAATTAATCGTGCTATCTACAATATTATAGTTACCACTAAGTTTTTCTATGACTGCATATTTGCTATGATCTGTACGACCAGTTCCTAACCAATTACGATGAACTTTCATCTTATCAGTAGCACCATAACCAACATATACCACTTTCATCATTTCATTACCAACTTTTATATCATCTCCACTGTAGAATGACGTTATACCACTAACAGTCATTATAACTTCACCTTTAGTAAAGTTTGCATTAAGAGATGTTGTAACACCCAGACCCACAACAGGAGATTGGATTATATTATCAATTGATATTAATCCTCTAGCATTTTGATTTTTACTAACGAAACTATGCGATGTTCCAACACCAACTGATGTCAAATCTAAAGGAACCGCAATTGATTTAAGTGCATCTCCTGCAGATCTTGCAAGTTTAATTACACTATCACTTATCTTAATAGCATAAACTGATGATGGAACATAAGTTATAGTTGCTCCAATACCAGAAGTTCCAACATGAGCAAAGTGAGTTGCTGCAATTCCAATAGCATCTGTAGTTGCACCAACACCTGTAGTAGTGCATCCTATTATTGGTTGTTTAACACGATACTCAATTTCTTCTCCACTTACAAAGTAATGGTTTGGAATAGTAATGGTATTATTTGTAAGATCAACAATAGTGGAACTTGAACCATCAAAATTCTTTTTAAATATTTCATTATCACTTTCTTTAATTGGGAATCCTGTTCTCTCAGCATAGAAAGTTCCTTCATAGACATCAAATCTACTCTTAATAGAACCACTATTAAGTTCAATATCTCTTGGTTTACTGCCATCTTCTACAATCTTGACAGATTGCATAAATGTCTTAACTTCTACTGGAATATTAGCATTTGGAACGAAATTTAATTCTGTTGTACAATCTCCTGAATGTCTTGTTGCATTAATTGTTCCAATTCCAGTTGTAGCTCCTGCACCTGTTAGAATATTACCATATTCCGTCATGAATACTCGATCATCATCATCGACCATCATAACTTCAGCAAATTCATAAGTATCATTCAAAGTATCTTTAATTTGAACTAAACAATATGCTCCATCAAAATCATTAGTGTAACTTGATATACCAACAGGATAAGGAGCAGCTCTACCAGGAATCGTAGTTGCTTGTGCAGATAAATTAGCATTTCTTAGAGATACTGTACCAATTCCAGTAGCTGATTCTGAAGATATACCTATCGTTATAGAATTAATCCATGCAGTGGTAATACCAGCCTTAGGTGTATATCCAATCTCTACTGCAGCAGTAGTTCCAACACCAACAATATAAGGTCTAAATGTTCCTAATGGTTCTGCATTAAAATTATCACTTCTATTATGAATTGATAATTGACCATATGTTTCCCATGCAACTGTTGATCCCACACCAACATTTTGATGCATGACCAAACTCAATTCATTATATTCAACGGTTCCCTCACTTGTAGCAACAGAAACAATAATCTTAGCAGATCTTGGGTTAAATAATTGATACTTAGAAGCAGCAGCACTTGCATAATTCCTAGATCCAGATGTTAATGCAACACCAGTAGTAGATGCAGTTCCTACTGTCAGAATTCTAACTTCCGCAGGAACTCCACTAATAGCACTATGTGCTGTTCCTGCTAATACATTAGAAGCACCAATACTAACCAATGCTCTTTGTGGATTAGATGATGATCCAATAGTAGTGCTACCAAGAGCAGTTAATGAGGTAGTAACACCAGTCTCATCCAAATTCATTGAAAGAGTTACTACGTTGTAATTATTATACTCACTCTTGGTTGGGTGGAATTGAAGAACAGCTTCTGTGCCATCAACGACACTATCCATCTGACCAAGATCCATGACTGTATCCACAGAACCATATTGGTTGATCATTGATTGACCACTAACTGGATCAAATAATGAATTAACCATCATTATTTGTCTTTCACCAGTAAATAGACTATCTTTTACATATACAATGAATCTATTTTCTTTGTTTTCGGAAATATCATATCTTCCAACCTCTGACCAAGGATTTGGTCTTGGATTGCTGTTGAATAGATGTGAAATATTATCAATTGGAATTGCCCTATTTCCAATTGATTCAGCATAGTCAATTAGAATCCTATTTTTGAATGTAATTTCATCGGAGAAATTACCAGCAGCTGGAGATCTATCTTTTAGATTTTCTGTTACAACATCAAAATTCTTAACTTCATGCAAACTTTCAATAGCTTGAATATTAATAATTCCACTAACAGTTCCTGCTGTACCAACAACCATTGCATTCTTATTTTCAACTGGAAGAGTTGATTCAACCTGAAGATTACTGAATTTTCTAAATCCTGAAGTATGGGTTAATGTATTAACAATATCTTTCCATTTCTCAAAGAAAACTCTAGATTTAATTGCATATGAGAAACTATGATAATATTCATTATCATGAACTACTTGTAAACTATCACTTAAGAAACCTGTATTATATTCCCATCCATTATCAACAATAGAATAGTAATTAAGTAAGAAATTGGTATCAAATGTAAGAACTATTTCAGAAACATTTCCTTTTGCACCAGTTTCTAGAGATTCAATTAATTTACCAACTTCAAAATCACTTGCTGCTTCTACAGTCAACCATTTACTTGCTGGATCATATTCAAAAGCAACACCTTGAACAGGGCCAACACTCGTCTCTGACCTAAGAGTTTCATTTGCATTAAACTTGTTAGCAACTAGAACAGGGTCAAATTGTGGGAAATCTCTCTCTCGAACTAATATTCCAGAAGATAAAGCAGTATTATAATTACCTGGAACTTCACCAGATGGAAGATTTCCACCAAGACTATAAGTTACAACACCAACGTTACCTAAATTTTGATGAGGTTCTTCTGTTATTTCAAAAGTGCGGTATTGATAATATTGAGAGTCATATCCTTTACCAGTAGACCCAACACCAACACTAACATTTTCTACAAAAACGAAATCACCTTTTTCTAATGGAAACTCTTCTGTAAGACTGTATGCAATTTTTAATGTTGCTGCTACAGTATCAGTTGAAGAATCATAAACAAGATTAGTAATTCTAATTCCATTTGGGTTTGCTACTGGAACAATAATTGGAGTTACACTGGATAAACCATAAGTATTTTCGATAATATCAACATATCCTGGTTCATCTGGTGTTTCAAGATTATATCTTAAATCAACATCTTCATCTTTCTTTCTAGTAACACCATCAAGAACAACTAATGAAGGTGGTTGATTATATCCTCTACCATATGAAGTAATACCAATAGATTTAAGACCAGAAAGTGCATCAATCTTAATAACTTGTGGAAGTTTAGATTGAGGTCTTAATGTAAAATCTGAAGGATAATCAAAACCAATATTTTCAATCGTTGCCTTTTCAATTTTTCCTATTGAAGTACTGGAAGCTTCCAAAATTGCACCAGTACCTGTGTTTGTGCTTACAGTTGAAATACCAGGTAATCTTGTATAACCTCTTCCCTTATCTGCAATAGCAACTTCTGCAACAGGGCCATAAGCACTCTTGGATGGTGTTTTATACTTTATTTGAGTATCTGTAGAACTTTCATAACTAGCTTCTTCTGGATATCTATCAAGATTATATGTGAAAGTATTTTTAGAATTAGCAAGAATCTGATGTCTACCAGCATAGCGACTTTCTCTAATCGAAACTGAATTATTTCCTTCAATACCTTTATCCAAAACAAGTTCTTTATTTACATCTGGATTATCGTCTGAAGTAGTAGGAACTAGATTATAATAAAGAATCTTAGGTGTATTTTCATTATATGTTACTACCACCTTACCATCAATACCTACAGTACCACTTCTAGTGACATTGAAAGTAGTCTTTAGTTCATTAGATGTATATTCATGAATAAAATTAGAATCAGTATAAAGTTTAAAATCAAATGCAGGTAAAGCTTCACTAAGTGGCGTATATGATAGAGAAGAATCTGATACATCAAAAGTTATGGTTCCATTTTTATAAAATTCTAATGCAGGATTAACAAGATTTAAAACTCCACTTCTAGCAGTTCCACTCGTATATGCATTAGTAATACCTACAAACTTTGGTCTCTTTTGTTTGGTTTGGAAACGACTACCACAAAGTTTAATCAAATCCTTAGTAAGAACATATACAAAATACTCCTCATCATTTACCAATCCAGTAGCAGGAGAAGATGATGTATGAACAACTCTTTGACCAGTTTTCAATTCATGATTAACAATTTCAATTGAATCTTGTTGACCTGTTAATGATGAAGTTGTTGTAATACCAGTTGCAGTAAAGTCTAATGTTCTAGCAATAAGTTTTCTATTTGCTTTATTATACTTAATTGGAACTGTAGTAGTAATACCAGCATCAATAGTAAGTTCTACAAGATCCTTATGTTTTAATCCATGTGTGCTAGCTACTGAAACTGTTACTAAATTCTTTTCTATAGTTCCCTTTACAGTTCCATCATAATTTTTCCTTAAACTATGACGCTTACCAGTTCCTGGATTAATAAAATATACTAAACCTTGAGTTACATTAGTTGCTCCAACTCCTACAAAGACATCTTCAGGGGTTCTTGTAGCATCCGTAGGAGTAACAGAAGCTATACCAATCCTAACTGTTGATAATCCAATTAAATCATCACTTAACTTGGCAACAAATAAAGGTACACCTTCAGCCAGATCTACTACTGGTGCAGTAAACGCAGCATTGGCTCGGTTAGTCGATATTGATATAGATTCGCCACCATTTCTATTGTAAATAACAGAATCACCAGTTTTTAATTTATGACCAGGTAAGTAAATCGATCTAGCAGGAATAAAGATTCTTGATATACCAGCACCTGGATTTTCAAAAGTAATAGTTGTTCCAATACCAACACCAGCAGTAGTTCCAACACCAACAGACTCTAAAGGATAGAAATAATATTCATGATCTACCGCACCATTAAATGATGTATCAAATCCAGAACTAATTGTAAATTTTCTAGGTCTCTCTTCTACAGGAGTCTTAATAGTATGTGCAACACCAACAGTGCCGTTTTGTGCTCTTAAAATTCTTATTCTACTAGAAGCAGGATCTACATTTAAAACTTTAACTTCTTCACCATAACCAACATGATCTTTATTAGTAGTAGTTCCAGCACCAATTCTTAAAATATCATTTTCTCTTATTCCTATTCCATTAAGAGCTTGATAAGGTTGTGGTAATGTTCCTTGAACAAACATGTAAGTAACAAAACCAGTGACTGCAGTTGCTCCAATTCCTTGAGATACAAGTAATTTTTGAGAACTAATTCCAATAGTATAACCTTTTTGAGCAATGGTAGTTGCAGTAGTTGTTAATCCAGAAACGTAAATATTATCAAGATTTTGGAAATCTAATGGATCAGTAGCAATACCGATAAATGTCTTACGTGCTTGACCTGGATAAAATTCAATTCCAGTAACTTTAGTATTTGTTACTGCAATAGTTCCAATTCCTGGCCCATCAACTTTAGAAACTTTTGCTACTGCTTGGAAATTATCAGCTACTTTTTCCTCAAAAACAAGTTGATCACCTGTTCCATAATTAGATCCACCAGTAACAACTCCAACCTTTTCAACATTTCCCTCTCTAGCATATACAACAGTACCTTCTTGAGTTATATACTTATAAGATTGTTTTAGATAATCATAATAACTACTATCTTGAAGTAATTCATAAGGTTCAGTATTTCTAACCCAAAGAGTGTCATTTAAATCAATTAAATCTTGATTACTTTTGGATAATGTATTAAACTCATTTGGTTGAGCCCAATAATTATCACCAATTAGATATGGGAATGCAGGTCTCTTATAATTTTGGAATGGATCAGCAGCACCATGTGCTAAATTTCCATCAGTTAAATCAGTATCAAAAGTTGCAAAATAAGCATATGTTCCATTAGGGAATTCTGGTGTTATTCCATATCTTCCATTATTTTCATCAAGATACTTTTCATCAGTATTACTATCCCAAGTAAAGTCTTCTACAAAGAATTCTGACGGGAAAACACTTAAAGGAGGTCTATTTGTTTTATAATCAATAGAATATCCAGATCTTATTTGAGTTATATTACCGCCAGTACTCTTTTCATAAGCATAAGGGCCGTAAATTGGAAGACCATCATATGACCATCCAATAATAGGTGAGTGTCTTGTTTTATTTTCTTCTGTTTGACCATTTAATAAAGTTAAATCTCTAGCACCATATATCGCAGTTCCTTCTGCATCATTTTGATAAACAATCTTTCTTAGTGTTCTAGGGCAATATGCATGAGAAATTTGCAATCCTCCACTAAGTCTAGTAGGTTTATCGATAAAAGTATCAGAAGCATCTATGTTAGAATAATTCTTTTGAACCTCATTAACTTGCCATGTAGTCATATTGACAAGGAAGTTTGCAAATTCTCCAGCTGCTTCTACAGTAAGTGATGTTGTTGAAGCACCATATCCAACACCACCCCTAATAATCTTAACTGATCTAACTTGACCACCGATAATTTCAGGAACTAATAATGCACCAGTTCCAACACCTGCAACAGAAATCGCAGGAGGTGTATTGTAAGATACTCCTCTATTATTAATAGCAACGTCAATTATTTTACCATCTGCAACAACTGGAAGTAATTCGCAACTCTTTCCACTATACAGATCAACTCGTGGTTGTCTATTAAAATTCAAAATTTCAGAAGCACCATATCCAACACCACCAGCAGTTAAATTAATAGATGTAACTTCACCTCGAACAAGAGGTTGAGGAATACATTCAAAGGTATTTCCTTCAATAGAATCAATACCAACAATACCTTCAACTTTAACCTCAATTGGTGGATAATTGAAATTATGAGTTGCTACACCACTAGATCTAAAGTTCTCATACTGTTTAGTCTTATAATAGAAATCCTTTACAGTTGTTCCAATACCCACTCCAGCTAATTTGAAAGTATTTTCATCTATTACATTAATATAATATTGATTGCCACTTGTAAGACCTTCAATAGATGTTCCATCTGGATCTTTAGTATAGATAACAATCTCACCTTCTTTATAATCATGATTTAGAATTGTAACTCTATCAAGTGCAGTGTTGACACCCACTGGATTACAAGTTTTATGCTTATTTTCATATCCATCACCAGTCTCCAACAGATTAATAGCACCCACTTGTGCCTTTCCGTTTAATGAATGCATTAAATGGTTTCCTGTTCCAAAATTAGTGAAATTTATTGTTCCAACACCAGCAACTGCTTCATCTAAATTTCTATGTAATCTTATAGTTTTATTTTCTACCCAAGGACTACCTTTATCGGTAGCAACACCAGACCAACCAGTTCCTGGGTTTTTTGTAACTGCATAATAAGTTGCACCAGTATCTAAACCTGCTAATGCTGTTCCACCTTGAGTATCATATCTAACTCTCTCAAAATTACGGAATTTATGATAAGTTAAGAATCCTACGTTCCATTCTCCAGTAACACCAGATCCAACTACACTTGTACTAATAGCACTTCTACCATCACCATATGTGCTAATTGCAATAACACCAGAACCAGAACCAGCATTGAAAACTACAGAATGGGGAACTGTTACCAATTTACATTCTGCTTTAGCTCCGTCTCCATTACCACCGTTAATACTTACAGTAGGAGTCTCAACATAATCAAATCCAGGTTCTAAAACTCTAATTTCTTGGAATTTTCCTCTTGTTGCAACAAAACCAGTAGCACCAGTTCCAACACCATCGTTAATTGCTAATTCTGGTGGATTAATAACATCATAATATCTACCACCACCAACACAATCAATTGATTTAATATCTCCATAATAAACCAAATCTTTTGATTTATAACTTAAAACTTCAGTTCCATTAATTAAAAGACCATTATAACCAATTTTTGTTGGATATCTTTTTCCATCATAAACAGGCATATCAAACTCTCTAAAGAGTTTTTGTGGTTGAATTATTTTTTTATGGAAATCATACTTCTCAAATGTGTTATTTGTTATAGTTGTTTGAACAGTAGATTCAGATATCTTTTGATAATTTCCATCATATAAGTTAGATAAAGATTTTGCTAATTTAATATCATTATGGTTAATTCTTTCAACAAAATATAAACCTTCACCGAAAAGGAAACTCATTACAGTTCCATTTGCTGCTAATTGTGGTGTATAGTAAATCGAATCACCACTAAAGAAGTTATGGTCATGAGTTCCTGTTGTTATTCCAATAATAGTATCACCACCATTATAAGTTCCAGAAAGACTGATCTTCTGAGTGCTTGGATTTAACTTAGCACTATCTGATGATGGTAATGAGTTACATGCAACTAAATTCTTTAACTTGGATAATGTATGAGCATATCCAACTTCTCTCATATAAACATTTTGAACATTTGCAGTGAAATTATTCAAATGTTGGTGATTATCATCAACACCAGTTCCGTCACAATTTGGTTTAGTAAGAATATTCTTTATACTAACACAAGCAGAAAGACTACTTATAGCAGCACCTCTTATTCTTAATATCTTATTACTAATAACATCAGTTACTGAATATGTTCCATCTAATGTTGTATTATTTGTCTGTATTGTTACTAAATCACCAAATCTAATTCTATGGAAATCCTCTAAAGTTACTTCATAGGTATTGTTTGAAGCATCTTGTACAGTAATAGTATCAATGTCATATCTTGTTGATATGTTAGAAATCCAATTTTTTGATTTAAAGTCATCAACATGTGCAATTTTTCCTAATGACTTTAACTTAATTTTTCCACCTTTTTTCTGATAGAATGTATTTGGAAGCTCTACATCATTTAATACACCAGTAATTCTAACCCTTATACCATCTGTAGTAAGACCAACAGCAGTAGAATCTGCTTTTCCTAAAGCATACGCATATGTATTTTGCTTAATTAATGCAGCATCTTTAATTGTTGTTGTAATTCCAACGACACCAACAAATTGAGTAGTTGTTGTTGATGAATATGTTGCTACTCCAACAGTTCCATTCTTATACTGGAAAGTAAGAGATCCCTTATCTGGGAAACCAATTGTAGAGTCAACATCAATATAAGTTTGTGCTGTTCCGACTGTTTCAACGGTAACTTCTCCAACAGCTCTTGTGTTTGCATGAACCCTAAAATCACCGTATAATAGCGAGCTAGAACCTCCTGTACCGAACGAATCATCGACACTTACCTTGTAGTAGGTATCGGTTAAAAGACCTACTCTGATCCTTTCTACCATTGATATAGGAGCATATGCTTTACCTATATTCTCAAACGCATCTTGGAAGAGAGTTTTGTTCTCCAAATCCATAGGATCACCTTGGATTGGTTCTACAATAATATCACGAGTCTTTTTATAATTTGCATCCGAAGGTGCAATTACGTTATCTGCAGGTCTTTCAATAGAAACATCTTCATTAAATAAAGATCTGAATAATAACTTAAATGATTCATCAGTTCCTCTTGAACTGTAAAAATCTTTTGAATGTCGAATGAATTGTGGTTCATTTAACGACACATTTAATTCTTTTTTAAATCCAGGTAAAAATTGTTCTTTTGATTTTCTTAAAAACTCTCTTAAGAATAAAACACTTAAATTTTCAACTTGACCACCAGAAGTTCCTATTCCAACCTTATGAGTTGCTGCTTTTGAATCAGAGAATATAAACTCCTCAGGCTCGTTTGGATTACTAAATGATGTAATACCACTAAACCCACGAATACACCCCTCAAAGGTGCCATATGTGCGGGAATGAACAGTGCTTCCAACACCAGATATAACAGAATCAGATATAGTTCCTAAACCAGTATATGTAACAATCTCATCATCTAACTTCAATAATCCATAACTATCAGGATATCCTAATGTGCTATTAACAATTATTTGGCTATCAAATTGAGTAACATCAGTAATAAGTGTTGTAAAACCTACAAGAGTTCCAGATTTGTTTAATTGAATATAAGAATCTAAATTATTGACAATATCAATTGGAGCACCTTGATATTCTTGTGCTTGATAATATTGACTCAAGAATTCACCCATTAAAGGATTATCATCCCTAATATGAGTAGGAAGTTGTTCTTTTACAACTTTATTAATCTGAACTCTTTTATCTGGCATGTTGTTATCTTGTTATCTGTCTTGCGGTATAACTTGGTGTAACAGTATATGTAGAACCAGATGGATCTGCTCCAGAAGCAATTTCATCGACAACCATCTCTATCTCACTAGTATCTAGTTGTAAATAAAGATCCTGTAATCCAATAACATCATTTGACTCAGGAATTCCAGAAATTTCCATAATTTCCTGCTTATCCTTTGTTTTACCTGATGTAATATTGATAGGATTTAAAGTAAGACGACCTGTAACATAGTTAATAACCCCAATATTTTGTCTTTCAACAGTAGGAGTTGTTGATCCAGGAGCATCTAAAGAAAATAATCCTAAAGTTCCAGTCTTTTTATCGGTATTTGGAGTATCAAAGAGGTAAACATTAGGTGAAATATCTAATACCCTAAAGGCACTAGACCTAATATTATACCCATCCATAGAAGAAATATGGAATTGATTACCAAAATCGATTGCATATTCAGCAAAAATATCAGTTGCAAGTCTCAAATCCCGTCTCATCTGTATTGTAGTAATATTAGAAGTGATAGATTCGTGACTTTGATCAATAACTTTCAAGAATTTACTGTATTTAAACCTTGCACCATACTTATTTAACTCCGCAGAATTAGCTAGTTTATTGATATTACTCGTTACTACAGTAGAAACGAATAATGCATTCGGAGCTTTACTAGTATTATAGTAAATATTGCTATCAGTTTCCAAAAATAAGTATTTTAGGTCAAGAATTTCGGGAACAATACCTGCAACAGAGTATTTTCTGAGGTCTCTTTTGATATTTTCCTTAATTGCATTCGGAACAAAGTCACCAGTTCGTGGTTTTATGCTAATAAACACCTTTCCATACTGTGGAGGAACCAATTCTTCACCTCCATAGACTGAAATTGACTCAGTTTCAGGATAAATCTTGTTTGGAATTAATATTTCATAGTCATTTGAGGTCAAAGCACGGTTTTGAGTTGCATAAATCTGTGGAGCATACTTTTTAACACTATCTACACTCTCAATTGCCTCTCCACCACTAGATGGAGTGTCAGCCGTAACTAGCGAAATACCGCTTGTAATGGTGTAATCTTGTGCATTCCTATTATAAGTGCATTTTCCACTAAAAGCTAGGTTACTAACACCATTTGCATCAGCACCACTAGAGATAATATAGGAAACTTCGACAATATTTCCGTTTTCTAGTGCTTTTCCAAAGATTCCATCACCAAAAATGATCTCATATTGCTCATCTTCCACCTCTTGAATGTAATAAATTAGCGATTTTCCAGTAATTGCGGTTCCAGTGTCAGCATCAAAGAGACTATCTTGCCTTGTATAGTTGGAAAGTAGTGAAGAAGTAGATGCTGGTCTTACATTTACTGTTAAAGTGCTTAAATCAATACCACCATTGGATAAAATGAACCTTTGATTGACATTATCAGTAGAATAAGTGAAAGATTGGTCAACAACAGTGCCTTGATAGACATCTACATCATAAAAATAAGCAACTCCGTCAATTACTGACTTAGAAACGTCTTTTGTGATGCCAAAAACGAAAGATTGACCTCCAAATGAGTTTGTAGAGACAACTGGGCCTTTTTTTAAGGTAATTGACGTTGGTGGAGGGGTAACTCCAGGTTCTACAGAGAAATTTATTGATAATGTTGATGCTTTTCTTGATCTTGGAACATATCCGATGTTTCTTGCGAGTGCAACTACGTTTTCTCTAAGGGTTGCACTGTCAATAAAGACCTCATTAGAGATCATATTGGCATTGTATGATGTAATGTAAGTATTATATGCTAAAACATCTAAAATTGCTGACAGATTAGACCCTTCGAAGTCATAATCCGTAAAATTCGAATTGGACTGTAGATATTGTTTAAGATTGTCTTTAATCTGGTCAAAATCCAGACTAGTAAAATTTTTAAGTGACATTTATCGTGATGGAAGCAAGGCAAATTCGACTTGAGAGGGTGGAACGTCTATTCCAACAATTCTATAACTGATAATTACATCATAATTGTTAGAATCATAATTTGGGTTAACATAGACTTCAATAATTTCTACCCTTGGTTCATAATTTTGCAAAGAGTTCTCAATTTCTTCTTTTATCGATGCAGCAGTTAATTCACTAATATTTTCAAATAATATTTCACCCACATGAGACCCAAATTCAGGAGCAAAGACCTTTTCACCAGGAGTTGTCAGTATAATATTACGAACTGCTCTTGCAATGGCATTTTCATTCTTCAAAGCAATCAAGTCACCACTTAAGGGGTTAAACTTAAATGATAAACTAAGATCTTTAAAGGATTTGCTGACTCTTTGAGCTGGCATTGAAAATTATATAGACAATATAAGTTATTTATTAAGATTTATTTGTATTCAGAAATAACCTCATAACTTTCCACCTCATTAACCGTTTCTAAATCAAAAGGATCTGCTAAACGCTCAAAAAAGTCGCTAGAACTCTCAATATCACGTTTTTTCGGAGTCAATTTATCATTTGCAATCTCTCGAAGCATTTGTGATTCCATAGTTTTCCTCCTTTGCATTAAAAAAGTGCCTAAAAGAACATTTGTTCTTATTTAGACACCAAATATGTTATTTTCCTTGACCTCTGTATCTCTTTCGTGCTTTATTACGAGAGGTTGCGGAAAGTTTGCTATGTTTTCCCATTCCTTGTCGAGATTTTTTGGGTATCGACTCAACATAAGTGCCACCCAATAGACCTGTTTTTACTTTTGCCATAATTTAATGTGGATTATAAAGGTTTAAGATGTAAACGGTTAGGAGGATGCCTATTACGACACCCAAACCGAGCCACGCTGCTATTGCCATAATCATTGTAAGGATTTCAATTTGTTATCAACGGATTCGGATGTTGCTTGAATCCGATAAGAGACATTATCTCTTCGAGAAAGTTCGGTGAGGATCTCTGATGCGAGATCCCATAACTCTTCGGTCTTGAGTTGTTTGTTAATCTTAAATAACACGAGTTTTTTCGTGGCCTACACGAATTCGAGGGTCCGCCCAGATTTCGTAACCACTATCTTGTGCATCTAAACAGAACGATACGTCTTCTCCACACATATCTTGAACCTCACCCGATTCAAAGACTTGCATCTTAGGAGCAAACCAAGGATACTCAAGTTTCTCAAATACGCCATTCTTAATTAA